CGGCGCAACATGCTGCACACCATGGAGAATATTGATTCCGCCATTGAGGATTTTACCGGATTGATGTGGAAGAACAAAATTGAGGGGTTCTATCGATATGCAGGATGACCGCCAGATCATTGTCAGCCCGTCATTAATTCATGCGCCGAAGGTTGTAGCCATGCCCTACGGCATGACAATCCGCCAGATTGTGGACCGGGCCAATCCTGCCGGCGAAGTCGTCGTCGAAGTGGACGGCGCAGTCGTGCCGGAAGATCGATGGGACTATGCGCCGCCGGACAAGGCCCACGTGATGATCAGTGTGCCGATGCACGGCGGCGGCGGCAAGAACCCGTTTCGCATCATTCTGATGATCGCTGTGGTGGCGGCTGCATTCTATGTTGGCGCTGGGCATATGGCAATTGGAGGCTTTTTTGAAGCCGGCTCCATGAGCGCCAGCATGCTTAGTTTAGGAGTAGTGACGGCAGGTTCCATGCTGGTCAACGCCATCGCGCCGGTCCGGGTCGATTCGCAGAAGAAAAGCACGGAGGACTCCAATACCTATTCCATCAGCGGCGCTCAGAACAAGTCCAACCCGTGGGGTACGGTCCCTGTGGTGCTAGGCCGTCATCGCATGTATCCTCCGTTCGGCGCTGATCCGTACACCGAGATTGCCGACGGCGACGAGTATTTAAATCTGTTATTGATATGGGGATATTCCGCGATTACGGTCGAGGATCTAAAGATTGGCGACACCAATCTGTCCCAATTTCTTGGCGTGGAATTCCAGATCACGGACAACCACATGACGGATCCGATTACGATGTTCCCGTCCACGGTGCATCAGGAATCCATCGGCATCGAGCTGCTGCAAAAAAATGGTCCCACGGTTCAGGCGGCGACTCCCAACGTGGACCGTCTATCCGTGGACCTGGTGTTTCCGAACGGGCTGGCGATCATCAGCAATTCCGGCGCTCGCACCAAAACGACCGTGGAGGCGTTGATCCAGTACCGCGAGCTGCCGTCCGGGTCCTGGGTAACGGCGCCAACTACCAGCCCGCTGTATGTTTCCGGCACGCGGCTGGAACGCAGTGCGACACCGGGCACGCACAGCATCTATGTCAGCAATCCGGGCGCGGAGATATCCCAGGCGCCGGGCACCGGTGCGATCGAAGGATGCTACCGGATTGGCGAATATGTGGTGGACGCTCTGGGTGCTCTGGAATCCGTTACCAATCTGAACCCTGCGGAAACAACCGGATTCGAGCTGTCCATCATACCGCGTTGCGGACTGCAATCGCCGCGCATCGGCGTGGCATACGGCACAGCCGGCACGGTGGAAACCGCGCTGCCGACGTTCACCGAGCAGAAAACCGAGGCGGTGCGCCGGAGCTTCACATGGGATGTGGATCGAACCAAGTCCTACGAGGTGGCCGTCAGCCGCGTCACGGCGGACGTGGACGACGATCAGACCGTGGATGCGATGTTCTGGACGAATTTGCGATCCATCAAGAACGACGACCCCCTGGCGAATTTCAAGCAGCCGTTGACGGCGATGGCGTTGCGAATCAAGGCCACGGATCAGCTCAACGGCGTCATCGACAATCTGAACGGCATCGTCACGTCCCGGGTAAACGTATGGAATACAGGCACGAAATCGTGGTGGACGGACGATTGGACTCCGACCAGCAACCCCGCCGCGCTGTTCCTGTCGGTGTTGATGCATAACGCCAACGCCAGGCCACGTACAACATCCCAAATTGATTTGGATGCATTGGGCACATGGTATGAGTTCTGCGACACGAACGGTTATGAGTTCAACCAGATTCGGGATTTTCAAGCCGGCATATGGGACACGCTGTCCGATATTGCCGCGGCGGGCCGTGCGTCTCCGACATTGATGGAAGGATTATGGAGCGTTGTTTGCGATACGGGCGATCAGGCGGTGGTGCATCACATCACGCAGCGCAACTCTTGGGGATTCTCCGCCGAGAAGATCCTGTTCAATCCTCCGCATGCGTTCCGCGTCAAATTCGTCAACGAGGACAATGGATTCAAGGACGACGAACGGATCGTCTATGACGACGGGTACACGTCCGCCAATGCCACGCTGTTCGAACAGATTGAGTTTCCGGGCATTACCAGCCCGGACCTGATCTGGAAATTCGGCAGATTCCACATTGCTCAGGCGCGACTGCGACCGGAGGTGTATTCCCTGTATCAGGACTTCGAGCATCTGATATGCAAACGCGGCGACAAGGTGCGGGTGTCTCATGATGTGCCGCTGTGGGGCGTCGGCGCGGGCAGGGTCAAGAGTTTGATCCTGAATGAAGCTGAGACGCATATCGCCAAGATCGTGCTGGACGAAAAGATCGCCATGGAGTCCGGCAAGACATACTGTTGCCGGTTCAGGCGCCACAGCGACGACGTGCTGCTGACCATCACGACCGAAGTGGGCGAAACCGCAACATTGACACTGGCAACTGAAGTTCTGATTGCCAACGGTCCGGAAGTGGGCGATCTGGCCATGTTCGGAGAAACCGACAACGAAACCGTGGAGCTGCTGGTGCAGTCCGTGGTTCGGTCGTCCGATTTCACGGCTCAAATATTCATGGTAGACGCGGCGCCGGCTATTTATACGGCAGATACCGGCACAATTCCGGATTTTGATCCGCATATTACCAAACCCATCGATGTAACTCGGTTCGCACCGGATCCTCCGGTAGTCATATCGATCATCACCGGCGACATCGCACTGGATTTCCTGAATCCCACAGTCACTCGCGTGCAGATGGTGATCTGTTTGGCGGCTGCCTCCAGTCGCGTGCCGGTCGGCATGTTCGAAGTACGGTATCGTATTTATGATGTAACTCTGGACGAGAACCGGTCATGGTTTTTTGCCTCCGCAACCGTGGATTCCGGCGCCGTGCACTGCATGGAAGTCATTGCCGGATTCACCTACGAATGGCAAGCGCGGGCGATCAGCGTATGGGGGGTGCCGTCGGCATGGACGACTCCTACTACCAATCTTGCATCTGGTAAGACATGGTCGCCCAGCGACACGGAAAGTTTCACCGCCGAGCTCAGCGGCATGAACGTCATTTTAACCTGGGTGCCGGTGGTCGGAGCGGTGAACTACGACATCCGTGTCGGCGGCACTGGCTGGGACGATGCGACGCCTGTGGCGATACGGACCGATTCTCCGTACATGTTCCCTGCGCCCACGACGCCGGCGACTTATACCTATCGCATACGATCCATCGACATGGCCGGCAACTACAGCGACACCGAAATATCGGATGACCTGATCATTGAAGGTCCAGCCACGCCGACCGTGACGGCAATACAGATCGGCAATTGGGCCATTGTAAGCTGGCAGGATTGCACGGGATCTTTCCCGATTGATCATTACACGGTCAATACAGTGGCTCAGGGTCCAGGGTTGAGGTTCACGGATTGCCTGGAGATCGGCGGTCCGGCATCCATCGATTACGATGTGATCGCCGTGGACATGGCCGGCAATTTGAGCATTGAAGGCTCCGACACGCTGGTTGTGGACGAGGAGGAAATCGGATCGGCAGACGGAGTCAGCTCTGCGCTGGTTGCCGTATACAAACGAGCCGCTACTACGCCGGCAGCGCCAACACGGACGGCGACCTATACGTTCAGCACGGGAGCGTTTGCATGGGGTACTGGCACCGATGATGGCTGGACATACGCCATGCCTGCGGTGGATGGCAACCCTCTCTGGATCTCGACAGCGGTAGCCGTAGCGACGGCGTCAATTGATACGGACACGATCGATGCGGACGACTGGAGCACGCCGATTCAACTGGTAGGCGACGGCTCGGACGGCGCGGACGGGTACAACCAGGCTACGCTGTACCTGTATCAGCGAAGCGCATCCACGCCAGCAATGCCATATCCCAGCAGCACGATGACATACACGTTCGCCACCGGAGATCTGACCGGCACGCTCGGATCCTGGTCCCGAACCATTCCGACCGGCACGAATCCGTTGTATGTCATTGCGGCGTCCGCGATCAGCACCGAGGCGACCGATACGATCACTCAAGGCGAATGGTCGTCGCCGGTGATCATGGCACAGAACGGACTGGACGGCATTCAGGCCGCTACCGTATTCATGTATAAACGTGCCACCTCGCAGCCCGCTCAGCCGACCACCACCGGCACAT